TAGACCAAGTCCTAACTCTTTAGCCAATCTAGAGGCTTCACCAAACGCATACTGTCTCTTTGTACCAAGTACTTTATGGCCTGCATAATCTAGAGTAGATAGTACAAGTCTGTGCCCAATTATATAAGAGGCTTGTGCTACATTACTCACTATGTTACCAACCTGAATTCCTGGGTTAATCAGGATTGAGTTATACCAAGCACTTACGAATACTTCAGATAGGGATAGACCACTAAGGGCTTTTTTCTTAATAACTGAGTATCTATCCTTAATCTTATTCGCAAGATCTTGTATCTGATACAAAGATAATTCATGCATCATCTCCATTGAGCGTACTTCATCTTCTGTCATAACACCAGCTTGATAGGCCTCTGCCAAATAGGCGTGAGCATGATGGAGCTTTAGTGCATACAGGTTCCTTCCTGCCTCACTAGCTTGTTTCAGTCCACCCTGCTGCATTTCCCTAAACCTAGCATGTGCATCTAGCACATCTTGACTAATATTACTACCTATTAGTCCTTCCATAAATTGTACGTCCATGTCAATAATAGTTGCTGCGGCCATCATTTCATAAGGAAGAGGAGTTTGACCACTCTTAAACCGCCTGGCCATTCTATCAACCCTCTCTGCGCTCTTCAAGATGTTTTGCTCCTGAACAACCCAGTCCTCAATATCAGAATCATCTAACTCTCTAACATCATGATACCTCTCACGTCCGGTAGCAGTCAGAGTTCTTTTTCTCCCACCCCCTTCTTGGCCCTGATACAATTCTCCAATAGCAATTGCGTGGTTTTTCATAACATCAGCTGCACCAGTACCAAAGAAGATAGCATCAAACATTGGTTCCAGCTCAACATTATATGCGTCTTTCCCCAGAATACCTTTCACACCATTCTTGTAAATCTTCCCCAATTTCTGCCTAATAACCTCGAACATGCTCTCAAGCTTTTTATCCCCAAGCTTTCTTGTAATAAAGTAAGCTTCTCCCATCTTAGCCGCATACTCATGCTGTTCTCGTGTCCAGTTCACAATCTCCCTTTTCCCACCATGTCTCTTGAACGCAGGACTTTTGCTCAACCTCTCTTCGATTAACTCCCTCAGTTTTGGGGATGAGGTTAAGATTGCAAAGTGTGTGAGCTCATGTAGCGCTGTACTTAGGTCTGGCGCATTTAGTCCTCTAAACAAATACTTCATTGGTCCATCCGCAGAGCCAATATGCACAGAGCTGATAGAACCTTTCGGAACTCCACTTTTCACCTCTGTCTGGAGCAGAGGACCACCCTCTTTTGAGAGAAAGCTGTGAAGGGTTTCTTTAACCTTAGTGTCAGAAAAAACTTCATTTAAGAATGTCTCAACACTCTTCACCGGTAACACATTATTCCTACGCCCTAGTAGTTCGTTCAAAGCATCAGCTATCTCAGAGAAGAACTTCTCTACCACTGTTTTTGGCACCTGCTGTGTCTGTGACCAACGAACTACTTGACTAGCAAACCATTCTTCTTTATTCAAAAGGTAGATTCGTTCCTTACTAGAGTAGTGTGAGAAAAGATCCCATTCATCCTCCCTTAAGCCTATGCCAAAAACACCTTCGTATTCAGCAAAAAACTCTTCCTTAGTTAATCGTTTTAAGTTACTAAGTACTCCTTTCTTCCAATCCTTGTAGTCTTTATCAATAGCTTTATAAATTGGATCATCTACTCTTTTTTCAAGTAGACTCCACAAAATATGATGTCCTACCTCATGGACTAATGTTTCCATAATATTAGCCTTAGGAAGACCCTTTTTATATATTATACCCTTAAAGGCAATCGCGTTAGTTTTAGTAAAAATGGCAGAACCGCCTGCGGTTCCTTTCAATATCCCTCTTATCTCTGATCTAGCACTATCTGATACAAGTGAACTTGTAAGATACTCTTCATACGACATATCACCAATATCAGCAGCATCAGACATAACCCTTATTCCAGATATTCCAAAACCTTCAGTTAGAGTATTTACAAAGTTTTGTACATCCATTGGTACTTCTTTTGAGAAAGTATTTTTAGTTAACTTTAGGCTGTGAGATAAATTAACATTATCCCTTAGCATATATGCAGCTTTTTCAGCTGCTTTGAACGCATCATTTGTACTGCGCCTTGTTTTGAAAATGAAAGAGTTAAGACTCATTGATATTCCATTAACATTCACATTAATTGCGTCAGCCTTACGTAATCGTACTCCAGTATACATAAATTTAATATTGTTAGTTGCATCAGAAAATTCACCAATAACATCACCTTTAACCTTTCCCTTAGTAATATCTATTGTTCCAACAACTGATCCAGAGCTAAACTCTACACTATTACCAACACCCTTCTTTGCACCATATTCTGGTAATAAGCCTTGCGAGGTTATTTTCTCATTATAGGTTTTTACAAGAAAAGAAGTTAGCTCATCCCCAACTGTTTCCTGATTCAAGGTCTCTCCAACTTCAAAGAAGTTATCAGGAAGTGCTTCTCCACCCGTCAAAAAGCCAGCGATATTCTCCATCTCCTCTTTCACAGTAGTTCCACTAGAGATAGCTCTATTCCTAAGAACCTGTTCAAACATCCCAACAGCAATATCTTTCGCCATTGGATCAGTCAGAGTAACACCTTTAACATCACTACCTTTAGTCTCCTCACCAAATGCATGTACTAAACCAGTTGCTAGTTCCTCCCTCTGTTCAGGTGTAAGAACAATGTCCTCCTCTCTCAGAATTCTCACCTTACTCTTCTCTTTTATCTTTAACATCATCTCAAGTTCAGTAGCAGCGTGAAAGGTATCTTTGCTGAAATCAGGGATTGGTCTATTCTCATCGTTAGCGCGTTTAATCTCAGCCTTCTTAAACTCTTCTACCCGAGCAGCTACAAGGGGAATATCATCTTCGTGGATAACCCCAATATTTCTAATCCTACGCTGTGCAGCCTTAAGCGGTTTATCACTCTCCTTCTTATCATACTTCAAGAAGGAGTCTAGCATATCCTTACTCATACGGGATGACAGATGTTTGGACATCTGCAATCCTTCGGACACTGCTTTAGCCTTTAGATCCTCAAGCTCTTTCCTCACCTCAGATTCATTCCCACCAAGTGATCCAATTCCACTAAGCAGACTAGCGCTCAACATAGATGGTATAATAACATCTGCGGCCTGCTTTAATTTTTCTGGAAAGTCTTGAGGGAATCCAGCAGCCTGAAGTGCGGCAGTGCTCCCTGCTTCTTCTAACCACTCAGTTAATCCCTCTAATCCACTTGCCCCTAACATTCTAATCATTTTCTGATTAATAGTTGTTGACTTATTAACAAGTTCTTTAATCCCTATCTTGTTTATCAGTGGCCCAGCAGCGTATTCAAAAGATATTGTATTTAACAGACCTATCCAGATTGCTGATCCTAGGAATGCAGCTTGTTTCTGTAACTCAGTTCCACCTGCCTCTTCTGCTTCCCTGTAGACCCCTGTAGCTTCTAGGGAGCCATCAATAACTCCACCGGTAATCATACGAATGGCTTTAATCTGCTTTAGTGCCTTCGTAGCGGTGAGTCCACCCTCAGCAAGTTTAGCCGCTCTAGACACTGTTGCTACTTTGGTTATTGCCGCCTCAGGTATTAGAAGAGAAGCAACAAATGGGAGTACCTCACCAATTTGATACGCAACTCTAGTTGGGTCAAAACCATGTTTTAGTGCTGACTTAAGTCCTTCTTTCCTATACATATCAATTAGAGAAGAAGAGTCCTCTGGGTTCATATTGAAGTTGGCCGCCCACTCTGTTCCTTTATCCTCAAGGTATTGGCCAACCTTATTATGAAGTCTATCCTTATATGATCTTATAAATGGAGCTTGGATCATTCCAATCGGAGTTGTTATATCATACGGAGCTGTCACCCTAATCAATGTTCCGAGATCCCTAACAATCCCTGCGCCACCAGCAACTATTCCACGCCCAAAGGAACGGACTACTCCAGCTGACTCTGGTGGCGGAGGAGCGTACTTCTGCTTTAAATAATCAATATGAGTAGGATACTTGTTATTCACATACTTAATTATACTCTCCTTAGATGTAGCATCAGGAAAGTTTAGTGTAGTGTCTGTATCTTCCATATAGTAAGATGGCATTATCAGTATCCTTATTTAAGCACTTCTACTTTTTCTGCCTTACGGATTATATCAGTAAAGCCTGCACCCATTTGAGTAATTATCTCAGGAGTATAAGTTACGGTAGAATCACCTAAAGTGACATTAACACTTCTCTTATTTGTCCTTATATCCATCATCAGTCTAAGTAGACTATTCTTACTAGGTTGGGGAGTAATAGATAAGTTAGAACTACTAGATGGAATATTTTTGTCAGTAGTTACAGCAATAGAACTAGGTGCAGCAATAAGACTAGGTGCAGCAGTTGAACCTCTTAGTCTCCTAAAACTCCCTTTAATTCTCCTAACGTCTCTGTCATTTGATTTGAGCCTTAGATCACTGCTGTTAACTATAAGAGTGTAAACGTCAATACCCTCTTTCTCTGCATCTTCGACAGTTACCCATTCATTCCCAACGAGTCCAGAGATAACTAGATCCGTATGGTCCTTAGCGTATGAGAATAAAGCCGCTTTACTCGCCCAATCTGCTACTTCTTCTACAACTCCACCTACAGATACAGCCGCTTTAGTAATTCTATCTATTTTTCTAGCTCTTTCAGCTTTTAGAAATTCAATACCTGAAAGTTGAGCAGTCGGAGTAGTTGGAGCAGTTGGCGGTTCAATAGTTGAACCAGCCTTTGGAGCAGCTCCACTAGGTGCAGCAGCACCACTAGGTGCAAAAGAGGACCCAATCATTTCTTCTGGACTAACATTTACGACCTTCCCAGTTGGAGCCGGAGCTGGAGTACTCTTTCCCTTAATATTATTTATATAACGATTGGTATATTCCTCTACAGTCAGTTCTACACCAGTAACATCACTTATCGGAAGAGTACCCTCCCTTTGAAGGTTTAGGTAATTGTCTGCTGCTTGGTTTACAGCACTTTGATAGTTAGCAATTCGTTGGTTAGTCTCCATTGTTAGTAATTGAACAAGTCTTGATGCTCTATTCCTAAGTCCATTATTTATACTAGGATTAGTGGAGCTAACAGCCCTGGCTAGAATTAACTGTCCAGCTTTCTCATTATCTCCATTCTCCATTAACTTAGCAGCATCTTTAATCCAGCCAACCGCGGAGCCTGTTTGATACACAAGGTCACCTAAGACAGTTTGTTGTGTACCTGTAAGATTTTCAAAGTTAGGAATTTGTGTCGCGGCTATCCTCTTATGCTCAGATAAGGCTAGAGTATATAGCTGTTCTCCTTGCGCTACAGTGGCTTTACCAGCCCTCGCCACTTCTTTTCCTAGCTCACCTAAGTACTCAGGAACTACTCCTGATGGACTAATAACCATAACCCCACCTGCTGTGTTAATTTGTCCATTGTTACTAACGTCTTTAGTGTTTGGAACATATCCATTTTCGTCTGGCTTAAAACCTTCTTCGTTAAATCTAGTGAGTACCTCTAGTGCTTTATCTGGATCACCACTTCCTATATAGGCATTGACTAGAGCTAGTGTATCCGCTTCATTTTTGTTTTGAGCTTCTTGCTGCGCAGACTTTCCGGCAGGAGTACCTTGAGTATACGCATCAATCTCCTTCGCAGCTCCCACTTGAGCTTTAGCACTCTCTGCTATTCTATTACTCGCTGCGATGTCATTTTGTCTAGATTGCTCAAGTGAAGCTAGAGCGCCAACCGCAGCTCTCCTATCAGCTCCACGCTCACTTTTCATATCAGATGATTGCTGTGCAGCAATACCTAATTCCTGTAAATCTTTAGCATTCTTCTGACGGAGCTTCTCCAAATCAATTGCCTGCTTCCGTTCTTTCTCCATCTCAGTCTCTTTGCTAATCCGCTCTAGCTCTACCTGCTTCAACTCATTAGCTTTCTGAGCGCGGTCATTAAAGTCCCTGTTCATTTGAGCTACAACATCAGGGGGCAAACCAAATCCGTAGGATGCACCTATCCTGGGAGAACTCTCAGGTCTTTGTAGCTCCCGTTGTCTGTTTCCTCCAAAAGATGAAAGTAGACTACTAACATTTTCAGGAGTCAACACACTTTTCCAAGTATTCTCCTGAGGGGCTACTGGAGCTCGTGCGGCTAATGCCGCTTGTTGGGCCCTATAAACTTTTAGTGGGTCAGGTTGCTGTGGGGGATTCAGGAGATCCCGTAGCATAATTTCAGTGTTTATATTACCCATCAGTTGTAACCTCCCATCATTGCTCGTCTACGCATTTCCTCTTCATCTATACCAGATAGTATTGGGACAGGTCTATTCAGTGAGGTAGGAGTAGTCAGTTGTGGCTGAGCACCCATGAATGATTGTTGAAGTGTTGCCGTTTGTGGAGCTTGGCTTTGCATCTGCTTTGAGAATAGCTCACCACTCTTTGGTAAACTAAGAGAGCCAGAACCAGCCATAGCTTGTTTACTCAACTGATGTGCCTCTGACATCCCAGGATAGGCACTAGCTAAACTTCCTATACCTCCAGCAACATCTCCTTGTGCAAAGCTTTTTCCAGAACTAGAGCCCATCTGCGCACCAATTGCAGCACCGGCTGGTCCACCTAACATAAAACCAGCAGTGCCACCAACTACACCTCCTGCTATACTACCAATATTTCCCTTCTTCTTAAACTTCTTTTCCTCCTCCTCTCTGCGGCGTTTCTCCTCTTCCTGTGCTGCCTGAGCTATCATCCCCCTATTAGACTCGATTATACTATTAAAAGCTGCGGGGTCTACATACCCTGGAATGATTTGCCCAAGACTGGCTGCTGTCGTCCCAAACTGTCCTAACAAGGCCATTAGTTGATTCTGATTCATTTTAGATCTCCACTCAGTTGTTTCTCCAACCGATCTACTTTATCGCTAAGTTCTTGTATCGCCTTAACTGCAACAGCCTCAAACCCGTAGGGGTGAACATATAAAGTTCCGTCAATAGATATAATCCACTCAGGAATTACTTCTCTCAACTCTTGAGCGATGAACCCAACTTGGTTGACACCTTGCAACTCTTTATACTGATACCTCACTGGTCTCAATTTATTCAGAACATCAAGACCATTTTCGAGTGGTACTATTTCAGTCTTAAGATTTTCATCAGACTTAAATGCAACCATACCAAGAAATGGTACAATAGCACCTATAACACCGGAGCCAATTTGAGCAACGGTCGCAAGAAGCATCAACTGCTGTTGCTTTTCGCTCAACCCTCTCGTCATCCCTTGTGCTTGGATATTCATAGCTTTTCCCCCCTCCGTAAGCAAATCCATATCCCACTTAATCTCCATCGAATCAAGGTCGGCGTTCAAAGCTATTTCATTACCAAACGCGTCAATGCGGACCTTACTAACTCCATCCTGTAAAGTTACTGCTTGAGCCTCACTCATTATCTTCGTCTTAACAATGTTGTGTATCTCCTGAGTGCTCTGCATATAATACCCAAGGCGTGCTTTCAACTCCTCAAGCTCAACAAGATTTTTATCCTTCTCAGCATTCAATATATCCCTCTCAAGAACTACTAAAGATTGACGAGCTTGAGTAATTACGTTGAGAGATTCTCTCTTTTGCTGATTCAACTGAAATTCTCTATCTTGTTGGAAGCGCTGCATGTCTCTGTTAAACTCTGCTTCGAGGTTCGCAAAAGCTACGTGTGAAACAGATGAGACTACTCCATTAATATCAAATAAACCACCAGCAATGTGATTATAAGACCTGGCTAAGTTCTGAAGGAGTTCGGACCGATGCGCTGATACCTCCACAGAGAGCCCATCCAGAACAACCTCAAAGTTATCCAAAAACCCTTCAAAGGAACCCATCTTTAGTCTTAGCTCAGTCAAGTTATTCACATTACTTAAGTCACTCAACCCAGGTAGGTAGGTCTCAACATGTTGTAATGCCAACTGCATTGAGTCAGTCCAAAGGTCTTGTTCATCAATAAGATCAGCTAATTGAGAAAAGATTTCCATACGATTACTTAGATTAGACAAATCATTGTATGGGTCAAACGCGTTTACCCCAGTATACGGGTTTTGCAGATCCAACGCGGCCTTTACCAAATACTCCATATTATAAGCACCGGAGAAGTCTGGATAGATATTAGCAACACCATCTGAATCGAGAGGCTCATAAGTTTCTCCCATTAAAAGTTGGGAGTGGAAATTCCCAATGTAGGCTGGATATGCGACTTCACCAGATTGAGCACCCATTTTATATCTCCATCTCAGCTCGTACAGAACTTGCAGTTCCACCGAACCGTTTTATGACCGCCAACATTCTGTCGTTACTCGTAAAAGTTACTATCTTAACACAACCTTTCTTTCTCCCATACGCTCGTAACCTCTCCAAACAGAAGCTCCAAACATCCAAGTTGACTGAGCCAAACATAGTGGTCGTATAGATATAGAGAAACTTAACCCGTGCAAATGTATCCTCAACTACTGATGTCGTACACACTCCTAGTAATGTCCCTTTTGTTGCCTCTTTAATCTCAGCGAGCATCCAACATTGTAGGCGCCCATCCATAAGAGAGGTCTGAATATTAGCTAGTACTTCCTCATCCACTTTCATCAGTGGTGGCATTGTCTTTAAGATTGCCAATCTGATTATTGGCCAATTATAGCACACTCCCTCAGGATAGCTCAGACAAAACCTGTGATCTTCTAGTTTGTGCTCCTCTTGGCCCTCTGGTATATCTCTCACTAGTCCATTCAAACTTGACTTTGATGTCATTAATTCTTGGGTCATCCCCGACAACTCCTTCTAACCTAACAACAAATTCCACACCCGAACATTTTACGAACGCAATACCTTCTGGACTTACTGGAACAAGTGGTCCATTTATCAACGCACTGGTCATTCCCCTCTTATATTTTACTTGCACCTTCAAACTTGTTATCCCACTATAATTGATATCTACCCACATAAGAGTTTTCATATCACTATAGCCAATATCAAAATTGTGGGTCTCTATCACAAAACTGGTTGGTGCAACTTCATCTTTAGCAACTCCAATTCGTCCACCCTCAACAAAATAGAGACTATTAATCACATAAGGGGCACGAGACAAATGTAGGTCTTTATCCAAAACATAGGTGCCGTTAACAGATGAGATATAGAAATCCCGTCTTTGTGGATCCAAACTAATTGTGAACTCCTCACCTAGTGAGCCCTCAAAGTACTCTTGGTATCCAATCCTTTGAATCTTTCCATCACCTAGTATAAGCCAAATTACTCCTGACTCATCAACTAGGAGAGCTTGATTCTTATCTCCACCTATAGCAGTTCTTGTAGCAATCCCCACATGAAGTAGGTCATCCACAAGTCCAAAAGTCGGAAACGGATTGGAGGAGGGAATTAGGTAGCTGACTCCATCTTCTCCAGCTACCAGCACACCTTCTCGAAGAGGGAAAAGAACTTGGACATTCCCTCTCCAGTCCATAGGCATAAACCCACTTTGGTTCCTAATAACCTGCTCTAAAAACAACGGGTCATTTTCACTATGAACATTTTCGACTGCCCTAAACTCTGTATCCTCAATTCCAAGTTGGGCCAGCTCAGGTAGGAAGAAGTTCAAGGTGTCACCACCAGCAATCCTGCCCCACCATACCCAGTTTTGGTTAGCAACTCCAGGTGTAAATCCCCACTTAGTTCCTTCCTCTAAAAGATTTGTCCATATCGCCAACCATTCAGCGCTCATAAAATTTGCTGGGTCAAAGCCAGCCATTAGCATCCGACCTCGATAATTAACTCCAGTGTTTACTGTCATCGTATCTTGGACAAACACCTTATTGGAGTCTACCCATCCAGTTTTTATGACTTGACAAACTCCGTTAAAGAGAAACCAGTTGGAGTGCATATCACAAAATTGCCATGGCCCACCAGCTGGTATAGCCTTTGTATTTGCTGGATTATAAAGGTCGTAGGTTATTAACTGAGTTATTGACCAAGTAGTTTCATTCACGCTATAAACTGCTGTCTCCGTACACAGAAGTGTAACCTCAGATCCACGGAAGAGTTGAGGATATGGGTGTGAAATAGCTATGGAGGCAGAGGTCAACTTAGCTAAGCTAATCGCTTGTGTTACACTCTCATGGGAGCGGGCACCGCGTTCTGTAGCTTTCAAGAACTGGTAGGTTTTACAGACTGGAGTATTCACATCCATATCTGGTTCCATCCTAAGCCCATTTTTCAACATCAACTTGAAATCAACTGGAACTTGGTATTCAGGCATAAAGAGTTGCCTCTCTACTCCGAGTTAAAGTAAATCCATACCAGAGGGTACAATCAGATTGGGTTAAGAGAGAGACTCGACTACCACTACTAATCTGTAGCTCACTTTTAACTCTGTTTAGGCCAGGTTGCAGTTCAATATCTCGACTAATTTCCTCTAACCCTTTCGTTCGATTTATGAACAAGTCGATTAGCACCTTATCAGTTCCCTCTAAATAAAGTGTGATAGAGGAAAGAACAAGATCGCATGGTGCCAGAAAGTAATAACACGGAACCTTAGCTAATGCCTCAACTCGACCTCCAACAATCGTTGGTCTAGGTCTAACAGCCATTCTTGGTTCCCGTTCTCGTGGTGCAAGTCCGTTTCTCTTACCCATATCTTAGTGCTCCAAGTCCAATCCAATTAACTCTCTGTCAACCGTCACATTATCAAGTGCTGACAAGTCTCTCTCCAGCGTCGCTAAGAGGGCTACTGCTCTAGCCATATTGCCAAACTCACTCTCCATCTTGTATCTAGCAGCATTTATCAAGATAGACATCTTGTGTTGGGTCCAAAAGCTGACATCCGAATCCTCTTCTAGTTTCACACTATAGAAGCGGCCTATCACCTCTAAGTTGTAATCTACATCAGCCCTTGGGGCAAAGAGAATACCGGAGTAACCCCAGTCAGGCCCAAATCTCACATCTTCATAATCCAAAACACCATCAGTAACAAAGTCAGCGCTAGTTAATCCTATTTGTTCTGGTGCCAGTCCAGTCCTATTCATAGTCCAGTAAGTAGGAGTACCTGACTCCCATCCAGAAGTTAGAGTCGTATACTCCTTCCTCATCGCGTCAGGAGTTAGGTAACTATCAGTTAGATCTGTACGTCCATCAGCAGTAGTAATTATCCAAAGCCTATTAACCGACATAAGTCGTTGTATCTCAACTTGGATTTGACCAGTGGCCAATACTCCCTTCCACCTACGAATTGAGCTAGGAATCTCAACTAGTTCATCCAAAAAGTCTTGTCCCTCTTGCAGATAGTAGTTAGCTCCATTATCAATGTTACCACTGATATCTCCATCCACAACAAGGTCGTAGCGGCCACTCGATGTTACGAGTTTAATTCTTGCCGCGGCCAAATCCCTTGTTCCAGCAGCAGCAACTGGTGTACCTACCACTGTCATATCGTTATCTCCAAGTTGTCAGGACCATAGACTCCAGACTTGTAAAAGACTACTGTATAGGTAAGTCCTGTGTTGAGATAAACTGGTCCCCAGGTTCCATCTGTCCCTGTTACTGACGAAGCACGTAGAGTATAGACGCCAACGTCATATTCACTCTTCAAGTACACCTTAACAGTGGCATCATCAATACCAACTCCGCCCGTAGTCAAATACCTCCAGTCATTCCCATCATATTCACTATCAATCTCAACATTTCCTATTCCAACAAGGCTCCCAAATTGGTCAAATGAGATTGCTGGAATCACAAGTAATGGAAGAACTACCTGTCTGCATACATCATCATCAGTGAATACAAGAGTTGCACGTCCAAGGAAGTTTAGATCGTTTGCGGTTAGCTCAAAAGAGTAGAAACCAGCTATATCACTTGTGATATGCACCATGTCATTACTACCACCACTGGCGGTAAGTGTCAAAGCTGTCCGTGTTGGAGCACTGCCAGTATCCGTTTCTTTGTACATTTCACAAGTGATATTCGTCACTGTCATTGCTGTCTCAGGGGTCACACCATCTGTTAAATCTAGGAAGGGCCCAATGGCTATTACAACAGCCGTGTTTGTCTTAAGGACCTTTGTTTCCACTAAAAGATTCCTCTTACAATTACAATAGTTGTGCTAGATGCAATCTTCGCCAAGAACTTAATGGAGTAGGCTTTGTAGACATCAATGACTAAACTCACCACTGCTCCACTTGCCATTGTTGCGGGTGTTGCACTCACATGTTTTAGTCTATCTAAAGTGTCTGCCCATTGACTACCTGAGATATAGTCAACAAAAGCTGCGTTTTCATCAAACTTAATTTGTACCTTGAAGTCAGTGAGCACATGTCCTGTGTTTGTTACCTCAAAACTTACGTACCTATTAAGTCCCTTTAGGATAACCTCAGTTCCAACATCATTATAGTCTGTGTCTGAGATTGTAACTGTTCTATCAAAAGAGCCTACCATCTGTTCCTCCTCTTCACCACTAATTGTTTGTGGAATGCCGTATATGGCTATGTCAAAGTCAGTATTAGATATGCCGTTTATTGGAGCGTCTGAGTCGAAGGTACTAACAAGTTGAAGGGCCTCAGTGTACACTTTTATCTGTAAAGCTGCCCCATTAAGTCTACCAACCCACAGCCAATTGTTATGCCTATCCCAACTTAGTCCATAGATGTCAGTCAAGGCTAATGTTAAAAGGGTGTTGCCTTCCTCATCTGCTTTTGTAATACCTGTCGGTGTGGCGAGATACATGTTATTTGCATAGTCAGCAGCAATTGTTTGTACCCCTTCAATACCACCAGCAAAACTGTCCACGACAGTTAAATCTTTATTCCGTCTATATATGACGCCAGTTGTTGCGTTTAGGCAAAACACGTAATTGCCTGAGACAGCCACTCTTGTTACACTCTGCCCAATTTGGGCAAAGCTATACAACTGCACACCCGCCTGTGTGTAGCAGTATAAGCCACCTGTACAGGCCACATAAATGTTGTCAGAATCCCAATCTCCATCAGCATCCCACGCGTTAGCTGGAACTGTTACAGTTGCCTCAACGGCCAAAGCTGTGTTGTAAATGGTAACTGAGTTAGCGGGGCCACCAGCAGCTACCAATGTTTTCCCATTCCTGTCAAATCCAACACCTATTACTGGGTCAACGCCTTGTTCCAGCCCCACTATCTTCAAACCAGTTAATGGGTTTATGTCAAAGATGACTGGGTTTCCATCATCCCTGTTTATTGTCCTAACCTTAATAGCCATTACTTATTCCTATATGGGGAGAGGAAGTCACTCCTCCCTCTCCCCATTTACCCAACTGGTTACGCAGTACCATTACTTCCGATAGAGGTCAAAAGCATCATAGTCTCAGGGAAGTGTATCTCAAATCCAGCTTCAGTGAGAAATTCCTCTTTTGTACCATCATACCCTACTTTACCAGCTTTAGCTTCTTCGTCGTCCCGCTTGAAGTGCGTATCATCAATGTACATATACCGAAGATTTTCCGGTTCAAAGATAAGCATATCCTGCCGACGATAGGACTTGAAAGTAAAGAGTGGGTGGCGCTTGAGTAAGAGTTCCCCAAACGGGGTTACCCAACGGGCAACTTTTACACCATAAGCGCCAGTTTCAGGGGTAAGCTGAAATTGCCCACTCATCTTAACCAGTTTCATGATTCCGAGCAAAGCACCGGAACCGCAGACAGCCATCTTGGTCTCACGACCATAACGGAAGAGGACTTCCAACTTTTCATCAAGCCAATCCTCTCCGCCTTGCCTCCAAGTTAGGGAGGTACTAGAGGCGTAATCGAGAATATTCCCTGGCTCATTCTCACGAAGGAATGGGATCAGACCTTGAGTGGTTCTTTCAGTCGAACCATTCTCACTAATCTCAGTTTTCCAACCATTGATAAGTGCCATCTCAATCTCGATTCCATGGTACAGCATGGAATCAGCTTTCGCTTCCAGATAAGGGTCACCTGTACGCATACGTGTTTTCCGCTGAGTACGGCTGATGTCGAGCGGAGTACGAAAGATTTGCGTATAGTTGTAGAACTTGTTCGGTGTGTAGTTGATAGAGTCAACAGCCGTTCCACCTTCTGGATTACTATTACCAACAATGTCGATGTAGTTAACAGCGTTCATTGTAGAAGCGGCACTTTCGGCACGAAGAATGACGCCAATCTGAGAGTTGTCGCCATTCGACGTAACTGAGATTACCTTACCAAACGCTTCAAGCGCACGATTCGTGGTGGATACAAACAAAGCTGTGTGGCCACGACGGAAGTGACTCGCTGTCTCCGCATTCACCTTAACATAAAAGTTCTGGCCAACAGCATATATTCCTGCACCCGCAGCCGCTGTCATAGCCAAATCTGTGTAGACCCCAGTAATGGAGCCACCCTGCACTGCGAGGTCTTTGGAGTAGTATTTGAACTCAGGGTCATCAGTCCGCTCAGACTTTCCTTTTGAAGTAATAGCCGTTATAGGCATATTGCCATTCGGATACATCTTAAGCAGACCTTGACGGAAGTTCTTTGGACGTTCTTCGTTCGTCCAATCACCTGTCCCGATCATTCCAAGAAAAGAACTCATTTATCAATCTCCTACTAACCTAATCTCAAAGCGTGCCAAAAGGCTCGTATGAGAATACGATTGTTCCGTTAACGATTAAGTTACATGCAGTACCAGTTACATCATGGTCTGTATCATCTACGTTGACGTTTATCCACACTTCGGCAGGACTAGCCGTTGTGCCATGGACAGCGCCACTTTCAGCCCCTGTGCTTTTAGCATCACCAGTTGTTACACCAGCAACGGCTTGGGGAGTTGCAGTTGACGGGGCCAAGTTCTGCTCAGATGCAGTCAGGTTGGCGTCGCCATCATTGGTGACTGTACCAAACCCAATGTCTCCGTCCCAATCTGCATTTACCCCAACACTACTCTTCGTAATGTCAAGGTCTGCTTTCAACCCTCTGAAAAGCACCGCACCAGCGGGCATCGTGTACAGTTTAAGGGCTGCCCACGCTACTACACCAACTGCATCAGTTAGAGCAAGGTCAACATTTGTCAGTGTCAACGTAATCTGGATTCCTCGTCCATCACCCTTCGCCGCTGTCACAGCTACACCTGTCCCATTAACTGTACCAAGATTCTGGTTTGTTGCAGGAACTGCTCCCCACGTCTTAATAGCGGAGAAGGTTTGAGCTGTTGCTAGGGTGACAAGAGTGTCATCGGCTCCCAAAGCGGGAATGTTCAGACTACGATTCGCTGCTTCATCAGAAGTAGCCTTGAAGGTTATATAGTGGTCATCAGCAGTATCATAGATACGAAGGTCAGCGGCATCAACTGCCACTGCACCCTCCATATCTACTGAATTTGAGAATGTAGCTGGATCGAAGATAGTAACTTGGTCACCATCAGCATCAATCCCAAACTTCATTAACATTCCTCTAAAACTCATGTTTTATCTCCTATCACGTGGATACTTCGGCAAGTATCACGTACCGATTACCAGTTGAGTAGAGAAGCACATAGTCGTTATCAGCAGTCAAATTACCGATAGACACAGATCCAGAGGGGTCAGTAATAGTTGTGTCACCACCAGCTCCGACTGCACGGATATAGATGATGCGATGTGCAACTAAGGCTGGTGGAGCCAATGTTAGTGTCATCGCACCGGCTGCGACCTGAATATCAACTTCAAAATGATAAGGTTGAAGCTGAAACGCAGTCTCTGTGGCTAAACCCTGTGGACGATAGATATCTCCAGTCCAGCTCAGGTTTTGGCCAATCGGCAAGGCATATCCAAATCCCATCTTATTAACCTCCAGCGTTTAACGCTCTTTCCATTCGTTCTATTTCATCAGCTACGGTAGTTCCTTCATCTCGATTCGCTACCTTAACTGCGCCCTTCCTTTTCGGAGGACTTGCAAACCGACCAGCCTTAGCCCGAGCAGAGTTTTTCTTCTCCTCTACTTCTCTGGACCTACGACTAGAGCTTGCCTTTATCTGCTCACGGAACTCTTTCGCACTTTGAGATAATGCATCCTCTGGTTTAATACCAGGTTTGTCGGACTCAATATCTACCGCGCGTCTCAAAATGAATTCCCTAATAGCTGTTAGATCTGAGTTCTCTGGCTTTTTGAAGAAGCCATCAACTCGTTGACGAGTCTCTATAATCCCCTGCACAATTACGCCGGTACTCTGGAGAGTTTGTTGCCGCGCCCTCTGAGCAACGTCATTAATGTAGGAGTTGAACTTGTCTTTGTCCTCAAACAGCTCCTCGAATTCCTCATCTGAGAGTTCCTTCATACCTTCGATTGGCTTCGGCAGTACGCGTTCGACTACCGCAGTTGTCCGGTTGGCAACTTCCTTGGCTTCTTCACTAATAGTGGGTTCTATCGTTTCACCACGGGCCAATCTATTCAGCATGTCCTCAAGAGCAGCATTACGTTCCTTCAACGTAGTTAGTTCATCAACTTCTTCCCCCTCATCACTTTCTTCATCCTCATCACTTTCTTCTTCCCCCTCATCACTTTCTTTTGTAGGGTCAGAGGATTTTTCGTCCTCTTCACCCTCTTCCTCTTCCCCAACAACTTTCTTTTTCCTCACCTCAGGGGGGACTACTCCGGTGATTTTACCTGAATCTTTATCTGCCTTATACTGTTCATATTCACTCAACACTTCGGTACTATCAGGTGGGGGACCAGTGAACGCGGACTCCATTTCGGAGAGTTGATCAGTCACTTTATCCCCGTAGAATTCTGACGAATCTACAAGTTTTCGCTCATTTTTTTCTTTCTTCTCATTCGTTTCCATTACTCGTCTCCTCTTCTTGAACATCCTTTAGTTCTAACACTGTTTCTTCTAACTCTAACAAACGACGGATTTGAAAGAGCCGACCCCGCAAAAATGCAGTTTCTTCTATCCCAAGTTCTTTAGATTCCAATTCTTCTTGTCCATCACTAATCCCATCTTTCAACAACCCTATGATGTCTTTCCAAATTTCACTCTTAAAGAACACCTCAAGTTGTCTACGTTCTGTCTTTATAACATGTTCTTCCATTACACAGCCTCGTTTAAGGACACAAGATTTCCAGCCTGCACACCTTGTTGAATCTGCTCTGTGGATTGCTCCTGAACCCCAACAGGTGGACCCTTCTTGAGGAATTCCTCAGCATTCTTTGCTTTCATCATTCTGGCGACGTGCAGGATCAATCGTGTATAGTCAAAGGTTTGCAGGGTTTCTGGATTTTGCATCATAATCTGTAGTAGCTGAATCCAGTTGTCTGTAAACTCACTACTGTCTACACTACCATCTTTTATCTTGATATCAAATAGTACATTGAGATCAGATGGACGTACCTTAATAGTCGGATCAGTAATCCCATACTCTCCCCTTAAAGTCTCTTCCCACCTACCCAATGTCTTGACATATGTATCTTCTGACATAAATTGCTGAGTGTTCATGGCATACATCAGGGCAATGTCGTACATAGATTGAAGTGAGATAAGCTGTGCAGATTTCTGCAATCTGCTTAATGCCGAACCCATTGTGGATTGGAATTCAGCCTTTGTTACTCTCTCCCCTTTGGTGCGCTGCAACCCTTGGAGAGCATCCGTGGCACCAGTTACATTACGGCTCATCTCTCTCGACATAAGCATCTCTTGAGTAAAATCCTGTGTGATATTACTAACTTGGAGTTGCTCCATAATATCTTTGATGCCACGACCCCAGACTGGGCGCCTAGTACGAATGAAGCGGTTCCTATTTATTACATCGTGCATATTAACTGATTTTGGATCAACCAGGAAGGCCATCCAAAGCATCTGTCTAATATTCTCAACTTTTGAGTTATACCAAAAGTTCATGCCCTTCTGCAAACCGTACATAGTTTCAAGACGGGAGATAGGCATTATCTCATGCCCACCATAATCTGGTGCACACACAGCCACTGGGAACATATTATGGTAGAGGTCCAAGCTATGGCAAGCGATAATGATTCCATCTCCAGCTAGGCAAAAGAGATATAAGACTGGTTCATTTGTTGAACCCAAGTTCCATTCACTGGGAATTATCCACTCGTGCATCCAGATCTTATCAACTGCCTGAGTTGCAGAATAACCACCACTACTGTCTCTACCAGTAATCCCTCTGTTTATCGCACCATGGCCAGTTGTATACAGTGCGGAGGTGGTTGCTCTACCTTCTAAATACCCAACATTAAAGTACATAGAGCCTTGTTCCGCCTCAGACCTTTTTAATGAAAGAAGTGTGTCCTCTTCCAACCAACCAACACGATCTCCACCTTGCGGGTTGTAAAGTTCAGTGTTCGGATCAGGTAGGTAGTAGTAGGGGCTAATGTTGTAGATTTGGCTTCCCTCGAAGTAGACATAATCTTCGATTACCTTCTCAGTTCCTGTTTTAATAAAAGCTCCACTAGACGGGTCATAGAGTCCTAAATCATTAAGAACAGGACGTTTACCACTCTTCGTTGTCCAAGCAACAGCTACTATACCAATCCCATAGGTGAATGCATCCCGCCATTGAGTGTGCAAAGCCAATAGTGCCTTCGACCGTCTGGTTTGAACCTCAACTACTTTCTCCATCAGAATTGAGCCTATCAAATCCTCTGGCCCCATTCCCTCGTATTCGAACATTGGACTCTCACTGTATGCGGCCATCATGTAGGTGAGTAACGTCTCAAGGGTAGAGTAAGATTCGGGGACTACAATACTTATTGGAGTGTTTGGATCAGCATTTTCCAGCTTTTTCTCGTAATCACTAGTCGGTATATACCCAGTCAACATGTCGTCAATCAAATTCCATTGTCGGAACTTTTGACTCATGAACCTCTCTGATTCGAAGGACAACTCCAGAATGTGTCTAGCCAACCTATCATGAACTTCCGTTCCTGGAGTTAAGTCCACATTTGGTGGATAGAACTCCCTGTATTTGCTTCTGAGTTTTCCGAACTCAATAGCTTCTCGGTTATCCACATTCCCGTAGGGAGTTGTAATCATTATTGGCATTTCATCTACCTTCTGTCAAATCGAATGTGGGAAGGAATTGAGTTGGATCTTCACCCAACTTATTGGCCAATACAATAAGGCTTCGTCTCATCAACATCTTGTACTGCTCTTCCATAACTGAGGCATTTACCACCAGGGATAAGTTACTCAACGCGATTAGTGGGGTCAACTTCTGCTGGTTGTTTGAAGTCTTCTGCTCTGAGTTGGTTGTTCCACTTCTCTGTGAATTTGTCTCCGTAAGCTGCTCGTTCTTCATTAGTTAGTGCCCCTTCTTTACTTCTGTTGTTATGGAGAAGTTCTTTCTCCCGTCTTAGTCTTGCAATCAAGTAGTTCTCAAACTCAACATTGGTCAAGTCTTCCAGTGGATTCATTTTGTCACCCTCTTATTAATTCCATCTTCGGTAACGCCAGTTTTGAAGTCACTTCTCAACTTTTCAATAATTAAATTAAGTTCTTTTATAAGTTCATTATGGGTAGTGACATTCAGTTGTGCTCTATCTTCAAGTAGATTTATACGGTCACTCATTCGCATTTCCCTAGACCAAGCCTGTTTCAAGATGGCCCAAGCAACTACAATTGATGGGCCTAATGAACTGATGGTCGTCTCAATAATGGAAGAATAGCCAACATCAGTTCCTACCACCGCGTTCATCTGTCCTACAGCAGTTTGCATAGCTGGCCATATAGTGGCAGTCATCACAGAGGAGAGAATCCAAAATTTAGATGTGATGAAGATATACATAAGGAACTCCATTTTATGGTGTGACATTCAGAACAATTGGTGGTTCAGGTGGTCTTGTCGCATCAATTGCAGCCCTATTCGTCTTTTCAACTTGGCCCGTCTCATAGGCCGCTCGCAACTCCCCTAGCAAAGCCCGTATCAGGTCCACAATGACCGTCTGCCCGGTGTTGTCCAGCCCTTGAGCAGCTTGGCCGGTCCCAATAACATTCTCTTCTCCACCCCAGCGGTATGTCCATTGCTGGTTGGCTGTCTCAAGTTTTCCAAGAGGGGCTGCTTGGCTTTTCGCCTCATAGATCGTATTGGTCACGATAGAACCATCAACATTCTCCGTGATCTGTTCGTCGAAGTGAGTACTGACAGTTGTACAACCACCTAGTAAAGCTAGTAACAAAGCCGATGCTCCCGCAAGCACATCGCGATTTTTGTCTATCATTTCTTTATCCTCTCTTATGCAGCTAGTTTAACTGCAATTAACAAAGCCGCGCCACCCAGTGTGTCATCTGCATCCGCGCCTATCCTTGCCACTCTCATGTATCCCATCTCACCGGCAGCAGGCGTTCCACTTGGCGTTATTGCTCCACTAACCGCAGTTGTCTCATTCTTATAGTCTGTTGACCCGCCACCGTAACTTCCTGTCTCCAAGACAGCCGTGCCCCATGCCGCTTTCAGGCTATCCGCCTGCCCAACAGACGCCAGTTCAATCTGCCACCGGCAGTCACGGCTACCTGCTGTGCCACTTGCCGTTGTCCAGATTATGGTTGCAGTCAATGTGCCACCGCCATAGCCAGGCGGCCACACAAACTGAAACTCGTAATAAGTTGTGGAGTTGTCAGCGAAGCTAATCGTCTTAATCTTTCTGTTGGTTATACTCACAATGCTTTCAGATGCGGCGGACGCCGCAGGGGCGTAGCCATCTATGGCAGTTAGCCATATGTAGTTGACCGCTGAGCCAGAAGGTGTTGACCATTGAACTGTGTCAGCATCAACATACTCAAGGAACTTCGCAGCAGCGCCACCTGCCGCTAACGCAGCACCCCTTATCAAGCCTGTTGACTTCGTAACCTGGATGTTACTGGACCCAGCATAATAGACGCCACTAGCATCAACGTTAACCACGTTTATACTGCCAACAAAATCTGCATCTCCATTGGGCCACAACAGTATTTTATTGTAGCCATATGTTCCTGCTACCCTGCCGCCCAATGCGAAATGAGCATCCTCACTTCCCGCTGTTGTATCATCCAAGATACAGAACCACGATAAATACTGTACCGTCGATGGAGTGCTGTTATTTGCCCACCAGCTTTGACTCATGTTAGCTGTGCCAGATTGCAAAATGCGATAGGCTGCTGTGTTAAGGTTGCAATAGGTCGCGTCCAGACTGAAGTTTATGGAGTGGCCTGTTGCTCGTAAGGTTGCCACAGCCGCTCTGCTATACAGGGTGCTGTTGAAGTAGTGGGTGGTGCCCTCTGTTGTTGCACTAGCTTTAATATCCCCAACTACATCAAGTTTGACAGTTGGGACTGTTATCCCAATACCAATTTTCCCATCTCCGGTTATTCTCATCTTCTCGCTGAGCGAGCCAGCGGCAGTGAACGTCCTGAAAACAAGATGGCGCTCTGCTGTGAGAGAATCCATCAGGTTAGTAATTCTACCTGTTATCGTATTTGAGGCGTGTACACGAAAGTCGAATGATACACCTGTATCAGCAACAGAGAACGGGTTTTCCAGACGTGCAGCTGTTGATGTACCCCCACTATTACTTTTTACAATATGCAATAGGTTCAACGGAGTGTCTGTGCCTATACCAAGATTTGTCCCGTCAAACACAAACGTGTTGACGCTAGTAAGTTTACCTGTCGTGGCGTGTTGGTAGATAACCCTGTTTGTGCCAAACGCCGTTTCACCTGTTCCGCCATTTCCAATGGGTAGCGTTCCAGTCACATCCGCAGCAAGGTCTATCTGCCCCCTTGTCAACACCTGACCAACTAAGGTCAGATAGTCATAAACGCCACCAAGACTTATATCACCGGTATTTGTTCCGGACAAGTTACTACTGCTGACTGCGCCATTAATTGTTAGACTATCAAGAGCTAGTTGTAAAAGGTCAGAGTCAGCGGCCACACCAATATTACCACCAGTTACCAAGCTTCCACCAGTCAACACACCAGTGGCTGTTAAGTCAAGTACACCAGTCACAATTCCAGTTAACCCAATATAGACTGGACTTGCAATAATCGTTGTTTGGTCAGGGCTGAATACTGGTACTTGTCTGTTAAGTGCTGTACCACTGTAGAGGACTCCACCAAGACTGGTTAGGGAAACAGGTTGGCCATTTCCATTAGCATCTATTGAAAAGATATTTCCAGCTGTAATAGCTGAGAGCCCACTCTCCAAGAGAAGTGAGAACCACGGATGCTTTGCTGTATCAAAGATATGGAAGTTCTTCATATCGCCTAGTGATACTCTCACTTTAGCCATAAAGCACTTCCTCTTCTCCCAACAGATAGGAGTCTTTCGCATCCTCCGCGAGCATACGATCTAGTTCGCGGAGCTCCATCTCTTCAACACTACTAATCTTTGATGTACCATCCATCTGTTGTGTCTCTGAGAAATAGCGATCACCAAGGTCAAACATCTCAATCAAATAGGCAGTTCCATCCATAACGTCCCAATGTCTAGCCCTTGGGAAGTTAAGCAATTGATGTTCGAGAACCTCACATGTGTGAGGATTGTGATAGATATGGCCCATTCGGTAATAAGGGGCTAACTGTGCAATGCGTCCAGACTTACCCTTTGTGCGTAGACTGAATTCTCCAATCCCTCTACGTGCTTTGAGCCAAACCAATTCGTAGTGGCGGCCCTTCTTTAGCATATAGTCAGTTAGAGGTTTCTTAACAAACTCTTCCAACCCAGTAACTTCTATTCCAATAACTCTAGCATTGAGCCTCTCAGCCATGTCGAAAATACGCTCGTAGAGGTCATCAGTTGTAACGCGCTCATTCACAATGTCGCGTATATAGAAGTTGTTGCGCTGCGAATCATAGGCAACTCCAATAATTGCGCTGAATGCAGTATGGCTTTTCTCAGACTTAGTTGGGTCTACTATAATAACATTCTCGTACTGGTCACCATTTAGGTTTAGCTCACCTTCGTCATAGTACTTGAACATCTCTTTACGGAAAACAGCGTCTTGTTTAGGATTAGCTACGTTGCAAAACTCAAGGAAGAATTCCTCAAGTAGTCCTTGTTTCTCATATCCTTGAGCGAGATCAGATACAGCCGCATCATCCATAAAAGCAGGCCAATAGCTTTTGTACTCATCATCACAGAGGGGGAATTCAAGCTTCTGCCAACTAGAATCTTCTCTCAAATCTTGCAAGAGAGAGGCTTCATGCAGAACAGTCCCAATCACAAAGATTCGATACGTATTAGAGCTGAGATTAACAGCATTACAGAAGTCTGAGAAGAACCACTTCTTCAACTTCTCTCTCTGCTCCTCACTTAGTACACCGTCTTTAGTTTCTAGGTCATCACAAATTCCAAGTTCCAACCGACTGTTGTCGTGCAAAACTCCTCGAATCTGCTGTCCAACTCCTCGGGGCAACACAAAGCAGCCATTCCCAGTAGTCCATTCCTCTTTCGAGAAACTGTCACTATCAATCTTCCCAATCACCGATTTGAAGCGACTCTCAGATGTTAGTATTCGTTTCAAGTTTTCGCTGTGCATAATAGCTACGGTGGCTGACGCACTGACGGGAGCGATAAATTTGGCTTTATCAAACACAATTGCCCAACTTGGAAGGGCGAAGTTGAAGATTGAGGATTTCCCAAATCCCCTGTGTGCTAGTACCAAAACCCTCTTTATAGTTGGATCATCGACCATTTCAAACAGCTGGTAATGGGCCTTACTGAATGGGCGAGTAAATCGTTCTGGATGAAACACTTTGCAGTAGTTCTCAAAGCTGAATTGGCATTTGGCCATTATTTCGACCCACCAATCAGATCTTATGTCAACATCGTTTGGCATTAGAGCAAATCTATCCGACTGAATAAGACCACTGAGAGATTTGAGTTCTTCGTAACTGCTTGTGCTAAGGTAGTTGTTAGTACTAACGCGGCTCGTGTAACCCCACCATAATCGACGGTGTTATATACAGTTTTTTGTTCACTGGTTCCATCTGGGTAGAAAATTGTTATGGTGTCAGTTGTGCTAGAGCTGATAGGAGGACCAGACTCATATAGGTAGGGATACCAGACTCCAGTTAGAGGATCACCGTTTTCATCGTATGCAATTATTGCACCGTGACCAGAGGCTAGATAATCTACAACTGTGGAGAAACTACCAATTGTGGTATTAATAGCAGGGTTTGCTACGAATGGAATTTTGTATGGATTAGCAATTACCTCAGTACTAGATACTTGAGTTCTGAAGTTGTCGAGTGTCTCATTATAGGCGTCGACCTCACTCCAGATTACACCAGGGAGTTTTCCCCTCTCATTTTTTATTAGATACATAGATTGGAAGGTGTTCACAACATTTATCTGATTATTCAGAATTCGTCGTAAAGCAGTTAGTTCATTCACATACCCTTTTATCGACTTATAGTAGGTTGTTGCCATCTTTATCTCCGTTCACTTTTTGAACAAAAGTTGAGCATAACTCAACCTCTTGGATCACCGACCAAGTAGTGGCCGAGTACCATCTTTGTAGCATCCGAGGTCTTTTTTCCAGCCCATCCATCAATTAGGAGAAACTGGTTTCGGCTATCCAAAATGACATTGAGCGTGTTCTGATAGGTTCTCACATCTTGTGTTATATGCTCACCCTCTTTGTCATAGAAGATCACAGGGAGCTTCTCATCAATTTTAAGCGTAGGGGTAGACGCTTGAAGTTGGGCTCTTAACTTATCCATATCACATTTAGTGCCTGGACAAGTCTTATAAACCTCTAAATGGGGTGGAAGGTATTGAGAAGCTTCCCTGTGACCAATAACTTTTTCTACTGGAATATTGTAGTTGCTCATCATCTGTTGTGTAAGTGTAAGAAGAGAGGCCCACTGCTCAGGGGGTGGTGCTGAGATATCTCCGTGACCAGACAAGCAGATTCCCAATGACCTATCATTTAAGCCAAGTACATGAGCACCAACCTCATTTTGTGGTCTACCAACTTCGATAGCACCACCCATCCGAATTACATAATGATATCCGATATCAGACCAACCATTGTGAATTTCATGATAGAGTTTGATTGTTTCTGCACTTTGATCAATTGGCATTTTGTTGTAGGCGGCAGCAGCAGTGTGGATTACAATGAACTCTGTTTTCTCCCTATTCATCTTTAATCTCCAACTGTGTTGTGCATAGCTCATTACTTGAGCACTCAATAACTGGTTTGATTAGACCAAGCTCAACTGCCCTCTTCCGAATTTCCTCTTTCCCCCTCTGAACGTCTTTCTCATGTTTCATGTGCGCCTCAACTCTGGTTACACGACCAAAGCCACCGCGGTCCAAAATACTGTCTGCGGACTTCTGACGGATTCGAGGATCCATATTCTCATCCTTAACAATATCTCCGTGAACCTGGAGCGCATGGGGAATAAGATCATGGATTTCTCTAATAACTGAGGCTGTATCCAAATCTCCTATTACCTGGAGCTCTTCTATCTTCTCCCTTCCGATATCGGAGTTCAGTGTGTAGGAGACAGCAACAGGAGTAATGGAAAGGTCTTGGGCAATTCGCTCATTGGATTGGCCCTCCAAGTTTCTCCTCAAAATCTCTTGGTGGCGCGACCGAAGTTCTTTGAGCTGATACTTCCTTCTTCCATCCCCACTCGGATGGCGTCTATCAAAGGATTTTAGTGAAGAAAACATTTGTGGAGACATGCAAGTTCCCTTTTATACCGCCCTGATTGTAGCAGGTAAAAGGGAAGATGTCAAGTTATTTCGAACTGCGATTGTAGTCTGTGGGGGAGTTATTCAATCTTGTGCTACTCCCAACTGGAGGTAAGCGCTCCTGTATATAGTATATAGAAGAAGGGCGCAGCGGCCCCGCGCTGATTCGTTCAATCTCTTCTTTTTCTTCTCACCTCTCATCTTCTCACCTTCTCACCTCTTAGTACCACACAAAAGCGCTGCGTTCAGGAGGACAGCGCAAGCGCTGCGTTTCTCACCTCTCATCTTCTCACCTCTCATCTTCTCACAGTCTCTCCGGAAGCCGAGCAGAGCTTGCGCCGCACAAAAGCACAAATTTGTGTGTAGCACAAAAGCACAAAGAAGTGCTATTAAAATATATTTGTTAAGCACTAGATGGGATGTTACGTATGTATTGGTGTGCTAGTATCCCCCCTTAGGGGGGGTAGTAGCTGTGTAGTGTACCATCACATTAGTACACCATAGGCATAGAAAAGGGGAGGCTTTCGCCTCCCCTAAGCTGTACTACTTATCTAAAGTCCTCCTCTTCACTCCGCCTTTTGCACTCGTCGAGCAGTTCCCTACGCTTCTCCTGCGCCTCCACCGGAAGATTGGTGTACCACTCTTCTGGTATACTGAAACCATTCTGTACCAGTTCCTTACTCATTTCGCGAGTGACTTCGTAAGCTGGTATTCCTCTGCTCCATCCCAGTAGTTCAATCAGTTTACTAACGACCGCGTACATCTCAAGTTCGCTAAGGGAACGGCAGCAGTCAATCTCCGAAATAGTAGAGTCTGCTATGTCCTCCAGCACAGAAGTATTAATCACCTGCTGTACTAGTGGAAGGTAGTCCCAGTTAAAATCATTCTTCTCAAAAACCATTTTTTCTCTCCCGTTTTCAGGCAGGGAAGTTGGCCATTTGACCTAACTTCCCTGCCTAGCTAGTGTACTACTTCCCGAGCATAGCAAGGAGCACTGCTTTTTCGGCTGCTGTCATACCATTTACCAAAAGCGCGGCTTTTTCAGCAATTGGCATCCCCTTCGCCAAATCGGTGATTTTTTCCGATTTAGACTTACCTGTCTTAGAGGTCCGAATCACTCCATTATATAACTGTCCCGGTTTCTCAGCACTGTACTGGCGTAGTATGAATGCGCACCCTAAACCTAGTACATACTTTTTCGCTTCCGCGGACAATTTTGACAGGTCCAGCGTCCTTACTCCGTATTTTGTCGGACAGGAGTAGACTGTCCCCAACCATTTCCCAGACTTTGAGTTCTTCGCCATGTCCCAAACTCCTTTTTTTTCGGTCCTCCAGACAGTCTGGTGAACCATTGACACATGAAGTTTAGCACATTTTAGTGCTAAAGTCAAATCTATTTTTCGCCCATGCGGGCGGAAGCGCCCATGGGCGGAAGCGCCCATCTGTCTATTATACTCCATATCGGCGTAGCCGACAACAGTGGTTAGCTACTCAAATGGTTAGCTACTCAAATGCTTAGCTACTCAAATGGTTAGCTCCACCACCAGCTGAATAGTGTACTCCCAAATTAGCGGAGCTGACCTCATATGTGTGTGTGTGTGTAAGCTTGGTGGCGCTTCGCGCCATCTTGGTAGTTACCCAACACTCCTGTTCAGTAAATGAACGGAGATCTGCGCAAGGCGCTCTCTTAGTAGCTAACTACTAGTAGCTAACTACTAGTAGCTAACTACTAGTAGCTAACTGATTGAGTCTAGTGATAGCACAATTTAGTATTAGTGTAGTTTTGTACTTTCTGTATACTACTGTGGGCATATGGGCGTCTGTATACTAGGGTCCCCCCCCCATTGGCCGTACGGGGACACATCTGGCCCCCTGTGGGGACATCTTTATATATACACATATAGAGAAAAAAAATCTCTATGAAAAAAATTTTTGAGCTGGTTTGTGCTACTCCCATGGTTAGCCATACCCAGTTGGTTAGCCATACCCAGTTGGTTAGCCATACCCAGATGGGCGGGATGCCCCTCCCAACCCTAGGGGGGCCCTAGTATACGAGTGCCCATACGCCCATAGTACTAGTTCCCTATGTTAGCACAAACTAATGCTACTCTCCTCTTAATGTCAGCGTTTCAGCTGTTCGGCTACTCCGAATGTTCGGCTACACCGATCTTCGGCGTAGCCGAAAAGGTGCTAGGCACCAACGGATCGGTCTACGACCGCGTTGGGCGTATCCCAACCTTGTTGGGCGTATCCCAACCTCCGTTCATTTACTGAACGGAGATGGGAGTTAGTCCACAACTTGGAGCGCAGGCTCCCAGCCTGATCCCACACCCTCCAATCTGATTTCACACCCCCCAATTGGTCTACGACCAACCAGATTGGTCTACGACCAATCAGTCTACGACCAATCACCTTGAAAAAAGTACTTGACATCTGGCCCTTATTATGCTATAATGGGATAGTAAAAGTTTAATGGTTGGGGGCGGATTCCATCTGGGATCTACCACCCCCAAAATGTGGTAAGGCACAAGGTGAACTTCTGAGCTAAGCTCAAAGACACCGGCGTTGAGGTGGTACTAACGCTAACCTTAGCAAAGCCCCTCTCAATTAGTAATTGAGACAAGCTTCTGAGATTCTAATAATTGGTCGGCCCCGCTGACATGAGCTAGATGAATGGTTTATGGGCGTTCATCTAAAAGTTCCACTTTCCAGGTTTTGGATGATAACTAAGCTCAGTCCCTCCCCCCATTTTGGTGCTTCGCACCATAATTAGTCTAACCAGCTATTACCAATAGCAATCTTCTCACTGTCCCAAGTTCGTCGGCCCTCCAACGGCCCGCGACTCCCCACTTTGTAGTGAGATACCCAGTTGGAAGGTTCTTACAATCTGCTGTCCTCTATCCCATTTTTCTGGCTCATCTCAGGTTCGTAACACCAACGAGATGAGCAACTGAGAAAATATGGGTCTTGTGACTAGATGATCGCAGCTACTAAGAATTTCTCACCAACCAAGTGCTTTGGGCTTGACCCAAAGATTGAGAAGATTACTAAGCTGGTCGGCTGCGCCGAATTGCCGAAACAGCCCCCTCAGCTGTGCTTTGCACAGCTGGGGGCTGTCTGTCAGGTTGAGCAACTGACACTGATGAGGTAAGCTCAAAAGAACTGTCAGCTACGCTGACGTTAAGGAGAAAGAAGATGAGAAGTATCAGAAGGTATGGATTGTTCAAAAGAGTTAGGGGGGAAAAAAGATGGACGCGCTGCTATCCATCAGAGTCATACCCCTTAGATAATGCCCGCAGAATCTTCCAGGATGCTCTCTTAGATGGGACACTCCACCTAGGTCTTGAGATGGCCCTAAGACCAGTCAGCTCCGCTAACGTTAAGGAGAAAGAAGATGAGTAACTACCCAGACAATTTCAGCCCAGAAGATTACGACTATGTCGAAGGTCGTAGTGACAACGAACATGAGATAGACCCAAACGACTTTCCAAAAGGCTCAGAGGAGAATCCAATCGAGTTTTTCTCAGAAGCCGATGTTGAAGAATCCCCATTTAGTCCTAAGAGAAAGTTCTTATGGCCCTTCATCTACTTTCATGGAAGAGCTGTGGATGTAGTTGATTTCTGGATTGCCAACAACGATCTTTCTGGCTCCCCCGATCTTGTTAGAGCTGAAATTATTGATGACTTACCAGATGGTCGGTACTGTGGCGACCTTTATGGGCATGAGGTCATTTTGTACTTCTGGAAGGTTGTTACCGACACCAAATATGAGCAGCCCCGTGGGCTCATTGTCCTCTCCCATGATTATCAGGCTAAAGCTAGTGCTGAGACCAAGTTTCAGGGCCGCGCTCGTTACTTTTGAGATTACCGGACGTTGTTCAGTTTTTGAACGCCAACTTGGTTGGCAAAAGGAGATGAAGATGGAGAAGAAGATGAATGGTGGTAAGAAGATCTTAACCGACATCATTGATGAGGCCTTTTCACATCAAGAGAACTTTCACCTAGGTGTTTGCTTTAGCCTCTCACTGATTATTGCCACCATACAAAAAGAGATACAATCAGAGGGGTATAATGCTCTAATGGCTGAGGTAGTATCCAAAGCTGCTCAAACCATCATAGGTGATCGAGGTGCCATTATTCGGGCAATGGCCATAGATGTTATGGCACTCTCAACATTGCTGGCCCAAGACCCAGATGAGCTCCTCTCCATCTTAAGCGAGACCAAATAACAGGTCTAGTGTCTCTCAGGTAGGGCACCTCTCAAGGTGCCCCTCCTAAGATGCATTGGGCATCTTGCAATTCTGGATTAATCCAGAAGAAGGAGTCGCAAAATGTCAATCTATGAGCTAAACAACCGTGAGAAGAGAAGACGCCCATCTTTGAAACAGATTGGGAGCGCCATCAACGTTCTTGAGAACCTCTCATTAGCGGTGCCAGAGGAGCTGTCCAACATATTTCAAGAGACGGCCCACCGTGAGATGATAATAATGGAAAAGAAGATGGATCGTATCACTCGCACCTTGGAGAAGTACGAAAAATGAGCTGGTATCTACTCAACTACAAGAACCAAACAGCTATTCACCTCAAAAACAAGGTGGATAAGGACAATGTGGAATGGCTGATTTCATCTGAGATCGACCTACTCATTCGGTGTGGTTGGCGAGTTCATCACCACTATCACCAGACAGATAAGTATCCAACTAACTATGTGGATAGGAAAGAGTCATTTTGACTCAACTAATTGGGCGCAGCCTAAGGGCTGCGCCCAGAAAGGTGAAGCATGAAACTCAAACTGACGAAACACGAAGAGCTTTTTATCCGTACAACACGGAAGATTCTCCCAAACAACAGCGGGAAACGCGATGACTTTTTAGCGGCATTTCTTATAGTAATGGCCCAATGTAGGGAGCTCACCCTCCGGCTTGGTTCAGAGAAGGTTTCTCTCTCTCTAAGTGAGAAATGTATCGCAGCTCAATTGAACCAAGATGAATTCATGGACAACCTGTGTATGAACACACTATTAGCAGCCTATCTAATGAGTGATTCCGAAGAACTCTTTAACTCTTTGGAGAATCTTACAGATGGATCTAACAATTGACGTTCTCAAGAAGACGGCAACTGTGACAGATGAGAAAAGGGGGCCAATCAACTTCGATTGGTCCCTTCTTTCAGAAACTCACATCCGTTTATTCGCCCTTCATTGGATGGCGCAGAAAGTGCTTTCTCACCCCAGTAAGGAGCGCCACTACACCTTTGATACGGATGGGAAGGTGGTTCCCAAATCCCTCTTGAATGTAACCAATCTCGATAACCGATCTTATAGGACTCCCATAAAGAAGTGGAATCCAAACAAATCGGTGGTCGAGGGGAAGAAGGTTAAAGGGAAGAAAAAATCTTCTACAGAACTAATCCGTGATATATTTAACCAAATGAGTCCGGAACAACAAGAGTTCTTCCTGCACAATCTTGAGAAGGACCAAATCTTTGGGGACTAAACACATGGAGAAACTAACATGAGCTCAAGGTTAAATCAAGCTTGTCAGCTTATGATGAAGCTGAACGAGAAAACTGGAGCTGAGTACTCCCTTCTCCCAGAGGAGAACGGCTGGACACTGGATAAAGACGACTTCTTTTGTCATCACACATCTACAATGAAAGAGATGGTCTTGTTTCTCAGAGAAAAGCTTGCACAATCACACTCAGTGAGGAGACTTAATGAAGCTTAGTAGAACCTTCAAAACTTCTAATGAAGCAAAGAAGGCATATTCTGCTGGAGCTGTCCTGTACATCTTAGATGAGGTGGGCCATCGAGTTATCGGTGGTCCACTCTTTGTTGCCAGCTCAAACTGGGATTGGCGTCTAACAGCTTGGACAGACTCTAAAGGTAGAGTGACCAAGCTAAAGTGAAGTGAAAAAGGAGAACAAAGAGGAGAACAAAGATGTTAAGAAAGACAGAGCTAAGGGTGCGCTCAACTAAGGTTGGCCCGCATATCCGTTCCCTATTCTGGGCTGGACCCACAGGCCAGACAAAAGCAAACTTAGGTATGCTGTCAGCCAGAGTTGAAGAATACTCAGCTTTACGCTATCTCCTAAGTGACCACACACTAATATCTGAGCATATCTCAATCATGACATCGCTCCTCCAGACGTTTATCAAAACGCAAGAGGGGACTTACTGTAAGTTCTGCGATGCTCCAATTGAGGAGCACACTGAGAACTGTCCAGTTCAGGAAGCTCAGGAAGAGATACATTGGTTGAATCTAACCAAGATCAGTTTGAACCAAATAACCGTGAACTTTGAAGAGGAGGGATTTTAGATGAAGAGTATCGAGGAAATCAAAATGATGCAGAACTCAGTTCTGAAATCGCTGATTGCACTTTTTCACGAGCGCGGAACCTGGTCATTAGCTAATGAGGCGTGGTGGACATCCCATATTAAGTCCATGTCCCATGTGGACTTGGAGAAATTTGCGGAGGCTCTCTTCAAATGATCAAATCTCAAAGAGCTGTTTTCCTCTGCAAATCTATTAGGGAACTCCACAAATTGGTGGATAGAAAGGAGGATTTGTCACTACAACTGAGCAATATCATACCAAATGAGTTGAGAGAACAGATTTCTCTGTGCCCACCTTCCTTATGGCACCTCGTAGATAAGGAGTTCCAAAACGAGTTGAATGACATCTTCCTCTTGGATATACTTCTCAAAGAGGGTATTGAATGGTTCATATGGAAGTGGCACATTCTCCGAGTTATCAACAAAGAAGAGTTTGACCTTTCCCCTAAGAACATCGAAAGAGCGTTGAGCCTAACAAGGGAAGCGCAAAACGCAGCCGAACGGGATATCCAGATCAAAACTAACTAACAACCGGCCATAGGCCGAAAGGAGATGAAGATGAAAGTTAAGATGGATGGGGACAAACTGGTGATTGAAATTCCAATTAACAAACCCCTCAAAGCTTCCAAGACCGGAAAGAGCTTGGTAGTGGCCTCAACTGGCGGCAACGTCCCAACTGGGGTTATCGTCGAAGGTCATGAGCTTGTACTCGGACTGAACGCGTACGTCAAACGGTAGTATTACAACCAATGTGCTTCGCACAAAAGGATTAACTATGTACACGCTTAAGGCAAACATCACTTTGACAACTGGCTACTCAGATAGCTACTCCATCAGTCTCCCCATCGACCAGATTGAGAACTCTGAGAAGCTTTCGGAGTGGATTAAAGATCAGGAGAATGCCACAGCTCTTCACGAAGAGATCTTGAAGTTCACCAGTCGTATTGTCCTCCTCTTCAACCTGTCGGCTGTCGAAGCTGAGTAGGGGCTGAATCTGAGTTCTGGTGGCGGATCTGAGTTTTGAAGAAAGCTTGGATCCGCCACCCAATTTGGGTAATGAACCAAGATTATTAGTGGAAAAAAGAAGATTAGTGGAAAAAAAGATTATTAGTGGAAAAAATATGATAAGTGTGTGAGATGATGAATAGCACAAATTAATATCTTGACTTTTCGCCCGCAATAGCGTATAATGGCATTAGACTTAACAAGGGGTAATCCAAAAGACGTATTTCCAAACACAAAGGTGGTGATTTAATGGGCAGAGAGAAAGGAAACTCCGCGGTGATTGAATGTCGAGTTGATATCCGAACACTAGCTGAGTTAGCTACCTTCTATAAGGAGAGAGACCAAACTCTTCATTCCAGAAGTGAGCTGGGGCGTCAAATCTGTGAGGACTTACGAGGAGTTTTAATGGCAAACAATCTTATTAAGGAGATAGAGTTCACTGATGAGGCCCTATCTGTTATGGTAAAACTAGGCTATGGTAATTGTAACAGAAGTGGTCGTGGTCGACACAGCTTGGAAGAGGCACTTAGTAGGGAGCTAGAACTACCTGAGTCCGTAACCAAGATAAAACATCTAAACAAGAGATTGGAAGAGGCACTGAACGCGATGGAAGATCGATAGGGGACTAAAAGATCGGTAAGGGACTAAAAGATGATGGAGCTACACAATCTTTGTATCCAATACAAGATTTGTTCTGATAAGAGAACGGTTATATCTTTCCAAATTCTCATCTTCCAAAAAGATGAGCTAATAAAGATACCGTCTCTAAAAGTAGCTGATAAGTATGACCCATCTTTGGTGTCACAATTACTTAACAGCTATAATGAGAACTTTCTTGATATCCCCAAAGCTTATTGGGTTCTCCAGTCAGGTTCAATTACTGAACCAAAAGTGGGGAGAAACAAAGATGGTGGCCTACCTTCACCTTATGTACTTCACCACTTCGGTACTCTAATCACCAATGTAACCATAAAGGAGTTTTGTCGTGACCTAACTTTTGAGTTGAACACCCAGCTGATGAATCACCTTGAAAGAGAGTGGTGGTCCAAAAAGATGGGCTGCCCTCCAGAACATGTCCATGTCGGATATTTTAATCATCTAACGACTAAAGGAAAAGAACTATGTCTAATGAGAACGTCGGCTCTGGCAAAATCTCAGTGAAGCACGCTGACGAAAGCACCGTCGTGTGCACGTATGATGTTGGCTCCAACTTGCAGGATGCACTCCAGAAGTGGGGTGAGGATGTCGTCTTTTACAACTTCGTAATCGGGGCAAAGACCTCTAAGCGGAACAAACTCTTCTCCCTGACTCATGGCAAAGAGCCGAAGAGCGCAGAGGAAGCTTTATTGGCTCTCGAAGATTGGGTCCCATCCGTAGGTCAAGTAAAGGGCAAGGACAAGGCCGACAAAGCTATGGAGCTCTTCAACAGCATGACGGACGAAGAACGTCAGGCTTTCCTCGATTCGCTGAACAGCTAACCAGTTATTCGCTGAACAGCTAACCAGTTATTCGCTGAACAGCTAATTCGCTGAACAGCTAACCAGCTGAGCAATGGGCAGGAGTTCAGTTTTCAAACTCCGCTGGGCTCCTGCCCAGATTCTTGTTGTTAAGAACTGAGAGAAAGGAATATATGAGATGGATGGACATCAACTAAAGCTTGATCCCGCCGTAATGGTTAGGGACTCTAGTAAGCTGAACGATTTCCAAAAATGTCCGCGCTACTTCTTCTTTCGCCACATTCTCGGATGGACCTCGGACCAACCTAATATTCACCTTGAGTTTGGTACGGCAATCCATCTGGGGATGGAAAAGCTGATGGAAGGGCTAACAAACTCCCACTACCCAATAGAGTGTGTGAGACAAGCAATTGACGCTTTCAAGAACCATTATCTCAAACACTTTTCTATTGAGGAAGAGGGTCAATGGTCCCCAAAGAACTTGTCTAATGGCTCACTGGCGTTAGAACAATACTGTGAGCACTACAACGGTTCTGAGAACTTCGAAGTTCTTTATACAGAGGTCGCTGGGTCAGTCCCAATAAGTGAGTATGAATTCCTCCATTTTAAGATGGACACAATCTGTCGTGGCGCCGAAGGAATCTTCTCCATAGACCACAAAACATCTAGCCGTGACAGTACTCAATGGAGACGTCAGTTTGACCTCTCCCTTCAGATGTCCGCTTACACTCATGCACTTAAGTGCATCTTTCCAAATGAGCCAGTCTTTGGGATGAAAGTAAATGGGATTTTGCTTAGAAAGACTGGAAATGGCTTTATCAGACTTCCAATCCAAAAGAACGATGAGCACCTACTGAGCTGGTTGTTCGATATCCAATATATTTTGAAAGAACTAGATTGGAACTTCGACCAGCTTATGGAATGTAAAGAAGGTGACCAAATCCTAGAGAGTTTTCCACGAAGAACTGACTCATGTACTCAATATGGTGTATGTCCATACCTTGATTTGTGCGCCGCTTGGGTTAATCCTCTCAGAAGTGCAGATTCCCCACCTTTGGGGATGACCACTAATTTCTGGAATCCCCGCTCACATGATAAAGAGGCAAAATACTTGTTGAAAGACGGAGCTATGCTTCTCAACAAAGAGAGAGTGGAGCCAGAGGTTGTTGAGAGGAAAGAGTTGAGTAGTGCCGACTTCCCATTTCCAACGTAAAAACTTGTTAGGAGCTAAAAAATGGCCTTTGATGTCAAGACTAAGTTTGCCGAGATAAAGAAACGAATGGAGGAAAGTTCCACCATTAACTTCTTTCATGGCTGTGTTATTGGTGAAAAAGGTGTTGGAAAGACCTCTTTAGCTAAGACCTGTCCAGCACCAGTGCTCATCCACAGCTTTGATAGTGGTGGAACTGTTACACTACGAAAGGAGATTAAAGAGGGAAAAATCTTTGTCGATACCCGATTTGAGGAAGATGACCGAGTTCATCCCACCGCCTACAGCTTATGGGAGAAAGAATATCATGAACTCGGAAATAATGGCTTCTTCAATTCACTTGGAACGTACATCTTGGATAGTACTACAACCTTCTGCGATGCACTAATCCGTCAGATTATGCACAAAGAAGGTAGAAGCCCCTCCAATATGAGCTCTAAATCAGGTGAAGGGCAAGGAATGCGGATTCAGGATTGGATGACCTTGTACCATCAGATGACCAATGTTGTAATCTCACTCAGTGCTCTCCCATGTCACACTCTTATATTGGGACACCTTGAAAGGGACAAAGATGAGGCTCTCGGCAACATTATAAAAAAGCTGATGTTGCCAGGTCAATCAGGTGAGAGATTACCAGTCCACTTTCAGGAGTACTACACTCTTATTAATAAAGAGAGTAGTAGTGGCTCAGAAAGAGTGTTTATAACCGAGAACTTCTCCGAATACAGAGCTGCTACCCGTATTGGATCTGGTATTTTCTCACGTGAAGAGAAACCAGACATCAGGTATCTCATAAAAAAGGCGGGGCTCAATGCAGATGATAAAGTGTGAGACAACTGGTTCAAATAATGAACCGAAACTGAGCATAGCTCAAAGACTAAAAGGGAACTGATTATGGAAGACTTTCTCAATGTGAACCTCGATGACATTCCGGAGCAAATCGCACTGGAGAACGCGACGGAAGCGAAGATTGAAGTACTCTCCGCTGTCCCCAATGAAGAACGGCGTTATGTCCTCCTCACTTGCAAAGTCATACAGCTTGCCAGTGGTGAGAACTTTGACAATGTGAAAAACTTCACTACGTTCCTCAATTATCCTCGGCCAGAAGATGAAGAGTTGAAGAAGAACAACAAACTTCGTCGCCTTAAAACAGCTCATGAAGCACTCGGGATCAGCGGTGCAATCTCCGACGCTGAGGATTACCAAGGTAAGACGGCGTGGGTCATTCTTAGCCAATCCGAAGATGATGTCTACGGAACGCAGAATGATGTGAAGCGCTGGGTCAAGTCAAAGTAACCTTTTTCCAGTACTAACCTGCTATGTTAGCACTGGGTGTTGTCTGTGGCCACTGTTACCTACACCACCACAGATGACGGTGGCTGCTATAGTTAAATAATCCCAAGTTGTAAGGCTATAGCAGCCATCTTTTAGCAAATAGCAAAAGAGGATTGAGAAGATGAAAATAATTGACCCGCGCCAAGAATGGCGTACGCCGCCGGAGTTCTGGGCTGTGCTCAACGACGAATTTCGCTTCGACATTGACGTGGCTGCGTCTGTCGCCCAGGGTGCAGTTTGTGCCAGCACCTAGCGTAGCGCGGTCCAGTAACAGCCGCGAGAACGCGCTGATAGTATTCGATTCAGCGTTCCCGACCAAGGAATATGGTGCGACGATCAAGCAATGGAGGTGGAAGAAATGAGCGACTACAACTATGATTCCGTCAAGCAATGGGATGCGACAAATCAATGGTGTAAAAAGGTAACACAGATAAAAAAGGGCAGGTACGAGTTATGGTGAAAATGTCAGTCACAATCCCGACGCTGGCTGAACGGCAGAAATCCAGTGGATACGAGGCCCCTGTGTACATACTACAATTGGGCGTTGGCTATGGCTGGGAGACAGGCATAGTGTTTTTGAGCTACGAAGAAGCGTTGGCCTACGCGCAGATGTTCCCCGACTTGTACCGAATACCGATGCTCCGCGAGTGGCGCATAGTCGCAACACGGGCCGCCGGAGAGTTGGCAAACAGGCTGGAGTGAGATCCATGAACTCTCTGGGTTTGGCGAAAGTTCTGACAGTTGAAAGTTCTGACAGTTGAAAGTTTTTGTGCGGCGCGGAACGCTGTAGCGTTAGTTGATAAATGAACGGCGCACAGCGGATTGCCCGCGCCGCACAAGCTTTTACCAGCCCTAGCCCATTATGCCGGGGCTGGATGTTGCTCCAGTGGTTGTATTAGACAAATAACCGCGAATAACTGGGGCAACAACCCCGCAGCTGTAGCGTTAAGTACAAAACTGCGCTGCGGTTGCGGGGGTTATTGAGACATAAAGGATTGCAAAGAGCCATGACTACTGTTCTTCAAGTCCGCTGTGTCCGTGACAACGGCCTGCGGCTTTACGAGGCCACGGACGGGTTCTACACAACCTATGCGCTCTCTCCATGGATAGCGATAGATGCACTGTGGGCGTGGCGAAAAATGACCGTGTATTACAAGTGGGATTCTGAGCTGTCAATTAGCGCTACCCGTTGAATTAACAAAAGGAGAAATTCTCAGGTGAACAACCAAAAGGAGAAGAAAATGATAGAGGAACTAGGTGGAATTTGTGAAGAAGCTAAAAAGCTTATAACAAAAGACAGGCATGATGTGTACGGAGACCCAAAATACGACTTCCAACGTACAGTAGATCTCTTCCGTATTGTCTCAGGACACACTTTAACAGCCGCAGAAGGTGCCTTATTCATGATGTGTGTTAAGTTAAGCAGGGAGACAGCAGTACACAGTCAAGACAACCTAATTGACCTTTGTGGCTACGCAGATATACTAAACTACATACTGCGTAGTAATCCATCTGTACTATATACTGGCAACATTAAATGAGTAAAAGAAGGAGTAAAAGAATGAGGAGTTACAAAGCTAAGTTAAGTAACTTAGAGATACGAGTATCAAGAGCCATCTATGGGCTCAACGGCTATAAAGTGTATGTTACAGCCACTTATGAGTGTGTACACACCTCTGATGGACAGGAAACAACTAGGGAGATACAAACAAAAGTTAATAAGTACTACAACACGTATCAGGAAGCACTAACTGAGGTAGAAACCTTCACAAAAAGGATATCAGAAAAGATGACCTTAAGCACAACCTCAGAGGAGGAAAAAGATGAGTGAGAAAAAGCAGAATTGGGAGTACGTCCCACGTTTGAGCGTTGAAATCAGGGAGGATCAGCTGCAATCTATGCAGAAACTAATCCCTTTTGGTTTCCGAAAACTGCTGTTCCAACGACTTATTGACGATGTTCTAAAGGTCACGGAGGACCACGGACAAGTTGGTCTATCCGCAATCTGTACGGGAGCAATCGGAGTTGGTTACAACAAACTACAAGAGTACATAGAAAAGAGCTCAGCGAAAAAGGAGAAGAAAGATGACCAGTGAAGAACTTCAAATGGTCGAGGATCAGGTACGCTTCAGCTGTGAACAAATACTAAAGAGTGTCGGACTTGGTTATCTTGGCCGCGACATCGCTTATGATGTTAGCTTAGCTCTTAAGAAACTTAAGGAGAAAGATGATGGACCTAAACGAAATGCAGACACCAATCTCGGAGATGTCGGACGAGGAACTAACTCGGAAGATAGCCGAGATCAGAAAATCCCGCAGGGACAACCCAACCTACAGGGAAAAGAAAAAATCCACTACCCGAAAGGCAAAGACAAAGAGAGCAGTAAGTGATTTGACCGTTGAAGAGCTTGAGAAGTTCAAACGTTTGTTACAGGAGAACAAGAAATGAGGGAGAAACACATTGTTGCCATATTCCTACTGATGGCTGGCACTGCACTGTTCTTTTTGCCAGACCATATTAAACTGATGAACTGTGTTATACTTACTCTCTACCTGGTATGTGCTGCATGGTGGTTGTATAACAACAAACCATGGGACGCGGCGTACTGGATGTCGGCAGCCTGTATTACGTTTGTCGTAACGTTTGGTTATCAAAGATAAGGAGTGTGAGAAAGATGAGTGCAGTTAAAGAAGGTGATATTGAAGCCGCCATTGTTCCGATTGAACAAATCTATGTGGGAGACCGAGCTCGGAAAGATATGGGAGATTTGGAGGATCTCTCAAACTCTTCCAAAACCTTCATGGGTCAGATTCAATCTCTAGCAGTGTGTCGCCGCGACAACAGTGAGCAACCCTACGAGCTGTTGGCTGGTGGCCGACGGATTGAGGGATTTAAGATGGCCTCTCGAAAGTCTGTGCTAGTCCGAATCTATCCTTCCACCCTCACTGATGAGCAGAAAAAGAGTGTTGAGCTAGTAGAAAACATTTCTCGCCTCGACATGAGTTGGCAAGAAG